GGCTTATACGATAGTATTTTTGTGTAGATGAAGACATGGTTGAATTTAGTGTACGAGTTGGTGTCTGTGATCTTGAATCAATATTCGCGCTTGAAAGTTCTGATTAAATGCGCTTTTTTTTCGTGGACTTTTCCGTTAAAAATCAGGCCGCCACACATTCCGATGGAAATCACAAATAACATGCCCCAATATCCCATCCCAAGACTTGCCGGTATTTCTACATAATTGCGGACCATCAGTGGTACAAAATAGATAAGGACAAAAATAGGTATTGCAAACAGGAAGAAACCAAGTTTTCGGGCGTCGCCAATCTCGGTGGTAGTTGGACCATAGACTATATCGCCGCCGCACCCTTTGCAGACTGTCGCGCTATATTCGAATTCCACCTTGCAAAGATTGCATTTAATAAGTTTAACCGTCATTTTTCCCCCTAATTAATTTTGCATGAGATGCTACTGTAGCAATAATTGAAAGAGAATGCACATAATTATTCTTCTGCTATTGCTTGATGTGTTTCAGCAGGGAATCATGTATCAATTCTCTATCTGTAACACTGAAACCCAGCAAGCGACGTTCTGCATATCTGACCTCTGGACCATCTTTGGCAACTCGATCATTTAAGCCAAACTGGTGAACTCGCGCAATACGGGCTACGCGGCCAAAGAAACCCACAGCAATTTCATTGCCGTCTGCTTTTACTTTCAGATTTGTATTGTTACGCAGCTTGGTGAACATGGCGGCCTTCTGCTTTTTTATTCGGTCTTTCTTATTGCGCAAGTCCTTGCGCGGCTTCCTGGGCGTGTATTGGAAACCTTCCGGCGTCAATTGCGCTTTGATGCGCTGTTGCTGTGAGCGTCGTAAATCCTGCGCCACTTTCAAACTGACTTTGCGCCGGTTGGACGGATCGAGCTGGGCAAGCAGGACGCTTGCCCATTGTTCTAGCGCCTTGAGATCGTCAGCCATTGTCTTGCGTTGGGTTGAGTGTCTGCCATTCTGCAAGCAGGTTGTCGCCGTCGTAGAGCTGCCAGAATGGCGCGGCATAGTCTGGCGTGGCGGCTATCTCGCCAGCGTGGGTGATATCAAGCTTGTTGCCGGTTTGCTTGATGATGACGCGTTCGGTAATGTCCAGCTCCAGGCTGATATCAACGCTATCATGATTATTGAAGTCAACGATAAAACGTATGCCCTTATTGCTTTTGTCTTCGTTACCCAGCAAGTCTGCCTGGTGCACTGCCACCCAGTCCAGCAAGGGAACCATAAGCGCGTCTTCTTCGCCGCCGTAGTCGGTCACAATGACATTCAAGACATAGGCATATTCAAAAGACCGTGAGGCTGTGCGCGTAGTGCGCAAGCAGCCTTTGTCTGCAAACACCAGCAGCTTGTCTGGATTGCGCTGCAGATCCGGTAAAGCGGCTGTCAGGTGGGCGCGCAGGCTATTTGGTTTGTACATGGTTGGTAATGGTCCTGATTGCCTGGTAGCTGTCTATACAGGCGTTTAATTGCCTGATGGCGTCGTCACCGTCTGCGGCGATGGCTGCAAGAGCTGCTCCAGCCTCTGGCGTAAGTTCGGCTCGCGCTTGGTCGCTATTGCTGAATCCAGCGGCGGTATTTGTGCCGGTACGGGTGGGGCAAGCTTTGACGGGGATTGACAGGCGCACAGCACCAGTGCGGACATCACTAATAAACTTATCGCGTTTGTCTTTTTCATCTTGCATTTCCTTTTGGTGGGTGGTGGCGATGGCGGCCAGGCTGCGGGACATGAGCTTTTCATTTTCGCGTGCGGTGGCGTTGGCTTCTGCTTTGTCCTTTTCAATCTGGGCGGTGAGTTTATCTACCTGGTGTATGGCGTCTTTGTATTTGACGACACAGAACAGGACGGCTGCGGCAAATGCAAGGGCAATCCATGGGCGTGGGTCCAGTGCTTTAATGATGTTGAGCATTCGTTCACCTATGCGGGTTTGAGGCAGAGTTCACGCTCTGCGGCGCGGCGCTTGGTCAAGCCTGAATAAACCACGCCACCGGCTTTGTTCCAAAACTGCATTTGATTGCATGCGCCGGTGTAGTCGCCCTTGTTGAGCAAGGTAATCATGGTGGATGGCTTGCCGCTTTCCAGCACGCAGAAACCGTCCTTAACGCCTTTGCGGCCCGGTCCCACATTAAATACAAATGACGTGAAGGCGGCGCGCTGGTTGTCGTTGAGTGGGACTCTCAAGCAGCTTTCCATTGATGCTTTGGCTTTGAGCAAGTCTTGCACGGTCATATCGTCACATTGCTCCATGGTGGCAGTCTGGCCCAGCTTGACGCCACCAGTGTGGCCCCGGCAAATGGTGGGGATGCTGACGGGATCGAGGTAGGCTGTTTGCCTGGTGCCTTCAAACAGGACAATCAAAGGCAAGGCTGCAGCAATGCCAGCAGCTATCAGTTTTTGTTTGATATCGGCGGTACTCATTATTGATTTTTTCCTTTCTGTGCATTGGCACTCTGATTTGCACGTCTGTGGAACCATGGCTTTATTACCTTGTCGCGTAAGAAGATAGTAATTTGCAGCACGGTGTAAATAATGGTGAGGATGAATACCCATTCATTGAGCGGCACGCCTAAAACCGTGATGGCGCTGATGGCAACGGGCGGTATGGCCTTTATTGTTTCCATGTGGTTTTCGTTCATGGTTAGTCCCACAGGTTGATCATTTGCAGCACTGGCGCTGCAGGTGCGCGGTCTGGCAAAGTGATTGCTCTGCCCATAGGCAAAAACGCGCCCAGGCTGGTGATGCCGGGATTCAAGGCCAGCACGTCAGCGATGCCGCTGGTGCTGCCCAGGTGTCGCCAGATCAGCAGGTCTAAGGTGTCGTTTTGTTGGGCGCGTACGATCATGTCTAAATCAGCTCTACCGTGACGTGATGGCGGCCCATAAGGTTTGATATCGCCCAGGCTGCATTCCTGCGTTCTTCATCTGGGCCGTTTGCCAGAAAGCCGACCAGCTTCTTGTCATCCAGTGACGTGGCGGTGGTGTCGTAATCCTTGTAGCGTTCAATCAGATCCGCTTTTGCCGTGCAATAGACAGCCCGCAGGTAATGGGATATCAGAACGCTTTGCCGGTTGACCTGGTCGGCAGGTATGGCCACCAGGCTGGCATGACCAGCGCCAAGGGCTGAAGCCTTCAATTCCTTGACCTGGTCATTGACAAAGATAATGGCGTCAACGGTTGCCGCAATCAGGCGGGGGTCTGTGACGGTGCCATCCAGACGAATGGCGTCACGCATAGCAGCAATATCAATGTCAGGGAAAAACCCATCATTGGTAATGGTGTTGCTTGTTTGGGCCGGGCTGGATGGCTGGCCGCCTGGTGCGTTGGCAATAAATGGCATGGTGTTATTGATCGTTGGTTAGGCAAACAAGGGGGCGGTGGGTGGGCTTCACAAAGTAAATGGCTAGAAATCTTTGATCAGCCCACGCCGCCCAGCGCCGGAGGGTGCCTCTTAGGTAGTTGGTTGCGGCTGCTGCTCACTGCTTGAGCCATCACCTTCTACCGTTTTCTTTAAACGGCGTTCAAGCCGTTCTATGTCTTTCTTGACGCCTATGTTTTGGAACAGATCCAGGGCGCGGTGCAGGTTGTCCAGTGCCTTGCTGGCCTGTTCTTCTGATAGCTGGTCAAAGTCAATGTCACCATTGCCCATCTTGCCTATCAGGGCATAGCCCAGCGCCTTGTACAGCTTGGCACTGGCTTGGTCTGGTACGTCTGCATTGACGGTCAGCAGTTGCACGGCCCTGAGCGTTTCTACGGCTGCGGCTGGGCTTTCAAATCGGCCTTCGAGATATGCACCGGGGATTTCGTCCAGCAGCAGGGTAGACACGTCGCGGGCGTACTGGTCTGGCAGACTCAGGTTATGAACCAGGCAGTATTGCGCGATGTCCAGGGCGCGGGCATAAGTGCCCGCGTCTATGTGCCAGACCAGGACTGTGGTTAATACCTGGTCTTGCGCGCCGTTGCCGCTTTCCAGTGCGCCGTCTATCCAGTCATCGTATTCAGGCAGAATTTCGCGCTTGAGTTCGATTTTTCGCTGGATAGACTTGATGGCCTTGAGCCGCTGCTTGTCGTTGATGAGCTTGGCAAGCATCAGCTCGTAGGCGTTGCCGGTGAGTTCGCCGCCTTGGTTACTTTGTGCATTGGCCCGCTCGGCGGTGATACGGGCAAAGTGGCGCATGGCCAGGCTGGTGTGTGACATGATCAGGCCACCAGCTCTATATGTTCAATGGCTGCAGCAATGCCGTAATCTTCAACGACATAGGCATCATTTGAGGATTCATAGTTTTCTATGCGGTCACGTTTTGGGTTTTCCATGACCTGACGGCGGCGTGCACCTTCTTGGAAGTAGATAGACAAATTGTCATAGCGCGTAATCAGGATGCTGTTTGCCGGGAAGTAAGGCACTGTCGCCGCCTGCAGACCACCAATACGCTTTTGGCTGATGATGATGTCAGAGGCCAGCGTTTCGGTTGCGGCCTGATTTTTGTTCACCAGGGGGAAATACTTGTCATGCATGAGCTGGCGGCCGACGATGCAGACAAGACCGACATCCTCGCGGAACCATGGGTCCAGCAGGTTGATGGCGTCATACACAGCGGCGTCCAGATTGGCGAAGTCGCCGCCGGCACCGATTTTGATTTTGTTGGCAGTGCCGCCGGAAGACAAGACACGTTCAGGGGCGTTTTCTCGCATTTGCTGCAGCCAGCCTTTATTTACGTCCTGCAGCAGTGGGTATGTGGCGATATTGGTATTGGGTGCCACGGCGGTGCCGTTAAAGCCGATGACCATGCGGTCCAGCGCCTGGCGTTTGACGATGACGTCACGGATACGGGTTTGGAAGTCGGCAAACTTAGCCCAGGCGTCAAGCTTTGCGTACGGGATATGTGTATCAAAATCAGTTTTGGCACAGCGGTAGCGGTCATTGGACAGGCTGGTCAAATCGCGGG